CTATCTTTCCGGATACAGTGTACCAAACGGAAAGATTATCACACAACCGAAAAGGGCTATCATGGTAAACGGAGTCGTTACGCAGGAGAGAATTGTTACTGGCGGGAAATTCCCGGGGTCTTACGACCCATACCGTATCATTCCTCTTCCTGGCTGGTCTGTCCAAAGCGGACTGGCCGACTTCCGTACTCGCCAAAAGACCGTTAGTTATAGAACTAACGTTCCGGATGCGCTCGTACCTAGTACGGGCAGAGAACAGCTTGCCTTCCTTATGGGAGACAAGAATACTCTATCGAGAGAAGATAAGGGCCATGAATTCGAGACCATCCAAGAAACGCAGATCCCCCAAAGGGATCAAAGCGTTTATATGGGCGATCTTTTCTTTACTGGTCCCGTTTACTGTTACAATGCTAATCCCAATATTTTGGGAGGAGCATCGTTACCAGATGAACCAAGTTTTAACTTGGATTATTATGGTAATCGACTTGTTGTAGCAGCTTCTCCGACGCTTCCGATGGCTAACCTAAGTCAATCCTTCGCCGAACTTGCCCGTGAGGGCTTCAGTTCGGTCGCTGGGTGGACGCTTCTATCCTCCTTGGGGACAAAGAGTGACTTCTTCCGATCTCTCGGAAGTGAGTACCTCAATCTCCAATTCGGATGGATACCGTTCCTCAAAGACCTGCGACAGGTTATAGAGTCTGTTAGCAAAGCTAACTTGGCTCTACTCCAGTTGCAGAATCGCGAAGGGCTGTTGACTAGGCGCCAGAGAGGGATTCCTGATCAGATTACTACAAAATCCGCCACCAGTAATGATGGCGTTCTTTCTGTAGGTGGCAATTGGGATATTGCCTCTAACTCTGCGTGGAATCCTTCTGGCAGACGATCAGTTACCATTACCCACACCACTATCCAACGGATATGGTTCGTGGGATCCTTTACATACAAGCTCAGGGCTGAAACAGACCTGTTGTCTCGTATTGCAAGGTATGAACAGTTGGCACAGTACCTTCTCGGTACTAGAATCACGCCTTCCGTTCTTTGGGAACTGGCCCCATGGTCATGGCTTATCGACTGGGTTGTTGACATTCAATCTGCTCTTCGCAGAGCGGAGTTGACTACTCAGGACGGAAACGTCATGAAGTACGGCTATCTTATGCGTCAAACGACGCAAAGAGCGCAGTATGCGATGTCCTTTACATTTAGTAACGGATACACGCAGCACTATTCGTCTACTTACCTCAGAAAGGCAAAGAGACGATATCGTGCCACCCCTTTCGGTTTCGGCGTCAACCCTGAGAGTTTTACTCCCAGTCAGTTGGCAATCATTGCGGCTTTGGGTTTGTCCCGAGGTCCACATGATTAGCGCCAAACATTAACCTCTCAATCGAGAAGTTAATCCAATTTAATTAACAATTGAATCAACAATTCAAGAAAGTCGAGAGATTGCCATGGCATTTTCGGATCCTCAGTCGGTTACTATCGGTTCAGCCATTTCGCTTCCGCGAACTGGCCAGTCCATCGACAGCGGTGCTTTCACCGCTGCCGAGGGCACTACCGCTCTCACTATCTCGCATCAGCGAGGTAAGCGAGTTCGGCGAACCGCTCGTATTCGATATGACAAGATCGTCGCCGATCCCATCGTGACGGGTACTAACCTGCGGGTTTCCGCAGGCGTGTACATCGTTCTCGATGTTCCGGTGAACGGTTTTACGACCGTTGAACAGGTTCAGATCATTACTGCTCTGACTACCTGGCTCACGGCTTCTACTAACGCCAACGCGACTAAACTCGTCGGTGGTGAGTCGTAGAAGTGGAGACAGTATCCCTTGGGATCCTGATCCTCATCGTTCTTGTCGTTATCGTGACAACCGGGCTCGTTTTCGGAGTTTTTGGAGCTTACGCTCTGGGAACTCTTCGTAGAGCCTCAAGGCATCGTAGCAATACGTAGCCTTGTCTGAGGGATCAATCATGGCTAAGGATACCGAACCTCTGTAAGGAGGCAGTATGAAAAGCCCTATTGATCTCTTGCGCGTGCTGCTCACAGATTGTGGGCAGCGATGTCACGTCAGCACCGACCGCGATTTCAAAAGAATCGCGGGTCGACTGAAACACGAGGGGTTCTCCTTTTTAGGGATAACCCTTGCGAGCTTTGGTAAAGATTTCCAAAAGGATCTTGACCGAGGCTTTGTATCTCCCGACTCTTATGCTGGTTTCAGCAGAAGAGCAGGTCTCCCCGAATTGTTTCGAGGTTTCCTGGAGAATGTGTTTCAGCCTGGTGATGGTCTACTCAGACCCGATCCGTGTGTTGATTGTATCAGATCCGTCCGTCAGATAACTCTGATGTGGGCGAAAATGAAATCAGCGACAACCCCGCAACGCGAGGCTGCCGCTTTCAATCAATATATAGAAAGGGAAAAGAATGTGCGAACTGTGGCTCTCCGAATCCTTGAGGACGCTATGTTCAGCGAGTCTGATGTTTCAGATTCACTGTCCAGCGTGCGCAAGTGGAGAACATCCAAAGAGGTATGGTCGTCGTCTGCTCTTCGCAGATTTCAGAACATGTCTCAGCGTTTGTTTGGTCCAGCACTTTCCGCGATTGACCTATCAGTCTATCGCGGCGAGGTTGTACCACGCCATGGCCCCGGATCCGTCGCCGACTCGCTATCTGGTAATCAGAAGTGGGCGGGAGACATTTGGGACGAGCAACTGGAGCATGTATTTCCAATATCGGAATACTTCTACTCCAGCTATGCCCGTTACCTAGAATCCGAGGTTTCGCACACACCCAGTAGGACACCGTTACCTGTTAAGGTAATCGCTGTCCCGAAAACGCATGACAAACCCCGAATTATTGCTATGGAACCTGCTGGGAAGATGTATCTCCAGCAGGGCATCATGGCTTTATTCGAGAAAGTGTACGATTCTCCTACCATTCATGGCAGCGAGAACAATTCGTATCACTTTATCAACTATAGGAGCCAGCTGCCTAACCAGCAGATGGCTACTAGAGGTTCCAGAGATGGATCCCTCGCGACGCTCGATTTGAGTGAAGCTAGTGATAGTGTGTCATATCTGCTTGTACATGCTATGTTGCGGAACTTTCCTCATCTTTATGAGGCAGTTGATGCAACACGGTCACGGAATGCAGATGTACCTGGTCACGGAATTATTCCGATTTCCAAGTTCGCGTCTATGGGTTCTGCTCTTTGTTTTCCAATCGAGGCGATGGTGTTTTGCACCGTCGTCTTCCTGGGAATTGAGGAGCATCTGCGTAGACCTATCACTTCTAAGGATATAAAAAGCCTTAGAGGTGATGTGCGCATCTATGGTGATGATATTATCATCCCCGTAGAATACACGAGTTCCGTTGTTAGTTCACTAGAGTTGTATGGCTTTAGTGTTAACAAGCACAAGTCTTTCTGGGGTTTTAATTTCAGAGAGTCTTGCGGTCAGGATGCCTTTAGAGGTGAAGACGTTAACGTCATTCGCTTCCGAAAGGAAATCCCGACACAACGGAGGCAAGCAGAAGAGATCATCTCCTTTGTCAGTCTCCGTAATCAGCTTTATAAAGCTGGTTACTGGTATACTGTAAGGGAATTGGATAAATCAATTGAAAAATTGATCCCATTCCCTGCTACAAAGGAAGGATCTCCGGGTCTAGGAAAAATATCCTTCACAGGATATGAGTCCCAGAGGTGGGACGACTCCTTACAGCGGCCTTTGGTTAAGGCTGCTGTACCGGTCTACAAAAAGAGGAATTCTCCTCTTGATGGAGACCGAGGACTCGTAAAGTGGTTCTTCTACAAACGATTGCCGGGTTCCGACAATCCGCTGTCGAAGGATCACCTTCTGTATGCTGGACGTCCTGTTGCCGTCGACATCAAGCACAGGTGGGTCCATCCC